AGCCTCTGCTTCTTCCGCCCGCCTACGAGTCTCCGCAAGCTCTTTCTCGCGTGCTTGCCAACGCGTCTGTGACCGGCGCTGCTGAGAAGACTGGACCTCTACACGGTTCGGCCGTTGCGGCTCGTCTTCGGCTTCGTCCGGTCCCGGAGCATCGGGGTCCTCGTCTTCGAAGCTTTCTTGTCCGCCTTCGCCGCCGGGTCCTTCGTTCCCTTCATCTTCTTCATCTTCATTGGGAAGGTCCTCTAACTGTTCGAGATCATCTTCATCATCGCCTGGCATCATGGTCTTTTACCTTTTGCAGCTTTTATACTAACAACTTGAAGCAACTTCCCCGCGTCTTCCCTAAGTCCTTGAACTTTATCCCCTACGGCTCTTATTTGCGACTTGGTAGCGTCAAACTCCGCAGTTGTAAGCTCGGAATGAACCTTGAGTTTAACCTGTAAAACCGCAACTTGCTCATGTAATTGATTAAGCCCCTCAGCTAGTCTGTCTAACCTAGAACTCTGGCTAGTAACGACCCAAAACATAAGAGGGACTATTAGCATCGTTAGGGCAGTTCCCACCCACTTGAGTAAGTCATGTTCAGTTATGACTTTAACTGGATCAATACTTGAGCGAGGTACGTCTACCATGGTACTGCCTTTATGTTAGTGGACCGGACTGTTAGAGCTACGAAAGAAGCCTAAGCTACTAGCACTCAATAACAGCCCGGTCCTTGACGGGGGAGCCGCAAAGCACCCGTCAATGCTCTAGTTCCTTAAGTTTAGTCTCCAAGCTATCTATGATAGCTGCTGTTGTTTCGTTAGAGTTCTGTACCCAGGTATGCTTGTACCACTCAATACCAGCTACTATAGAGGTAGCAGCATACACGGACACAGTGGACGAATTCAATCCTAGAAGGTCCCACACACTATTGAAGTGAGTAAGCACATAGGCAATAACTGCGATAAGTCCCCCCTGAGTAGCAGTAACTACTTTTTGCCCAAGCTGACTTATAATAGCGGTAGTGGCATTAAGCGGGACATTTACCATAGTGCTAGGGCTACTCATCTTCATCTCCAAAGTTGCGGCACCCTTGGGCACGGGGGAAGCTGGGTCATAATGTGGCACATAATCTTGCGGCTGCATAGAGGGTCCGTCCGGCGTGTTCCACATCTCACACTCAGCGCGCCGCCGATTGACGAGGCCCGGAATAACCTGCTTGCCTGTGGCACAGCCATGCACCCATAGCTTTAGTTGAGTGGGAACTTCGTTAGCTTCTCCAGAATTAAGTAAACGAAGAAGAGTAGAACTATGGAAGTTAGAGAGTCCCACGTTGTAAGCGAACGAAACAAGAGCCGTAAACTGGTTATTCGTAACAGGAACCTTAACATACTTGCACACCCCTTCTTCAAAAGGTCCTAGTTCCTTCGCGTAGGCTTGGTCTATTTGCTCCTTGGTCATTACTGTGTCACGAGTAATGCCATTAGTGAGTCCTGGTCCTATGTTCCAAACCCCGCCAATTGCATCCCAAGTAGACTTGTAACGGCCATCGGGAAGGCGGCCTTCTTTGCCTACCCACTCTTCGGACTCTATAAACTGCTCAAGTGGAAGGCTTACCATGCGTGTCTCCTATGGGGACGGTGGTAATTAAAACCTATGTCTACATGGCCGCAGTCTCTAACCCCGCTACTATAGAAAGTACAACCGTTGCGGAATCGGTTCTTAACTATGATGCGGTTAGCTATAGAGGAACGCATAAAAGCGGAACGGCTAAGAGAGCCATCAAAGTCACAAGCAGCGCCTACGTGGTGAAGCGAATGGCGAACATGGCCAGTAAGAGAGAAGCAATGGATAGAACGGGGATGATAACCGGCAGAGGTTAAATCGGCGATTAGAGACTGGAAGCGAGTAGCTAGATGGCGGGCAACTACGATCTGCTTGTTAGCGGCAGTTTGAACAGTCACCAAGTTAAGTCCGGGGGGAGTGAAGTAATGAACATGATGATGGACATGATGACGGACATGATGACGGTAGTGGTGGTGCCTTGCTTCCACCGAAGTTGAGAAGAGAAGAACTAGAGCTAAGGTTACTAGCCGTAGCATACTACCTCCTAAGCTGAATTGCCCCGCGATAGTCTTGCGGCTCGCGCGGCTGGGTTCATTTGATCGGCAGGGATCGATCCTGCCGGGTTTTGGCTGCCCGTGGGCAGCCTTCCAGGCATTGCCCCCTGCCGGGGCTGGCCTGGCATTCCTCGCCCTTGCTGGCCCCCTGGGGTGCCTGGCTGGCCCCCAGGTGCGGCAGCCATCTGCTTTTTCTGGAGGCTCACCATATGCTCCTGGATATGCGCCCGCAAAGTTGCATGGCTGTCGGCAATAGGGCCACCAGTCTTAAGGAAGTTAAGATGAGACTGGAGGTGTTCCTGGTCGTTGTCAAGAGGGGAGACATGGACCTGGAAACCCTCCATGAGCATAAGGTTCTCTTGCTCAGCCGGTAAAGACTGCGTAAGAGCAGAGGGCCTGAATATTTGCCTAGAAAGGCGTGGACCAAATGTAGACTCGATAAGCTGAGCAATAGCAGGCTGGAGGGTAAGAGTATAACCTTCATAGAACTGTGGAGGCACCCCGCGTAGAATGTTCATCGCGGCAATTTGCTGCTGTATCTGTTGCGCGTTCCTTGCAGCCTCTACGCCTAACCAGCGGAACTCTACCCGCTCGTTCAGCTGTAGCGGTTCGACTTCCTCCATTTGGGCTTCAACACCGAGTGGGCCGTACTTCTTAATCGTAAGCTCCCGATCTCGGAACTGATAGTCCAAAGCTATGAACCATTGAAGGAGAGGAGTTAGTATCCCTTCCTCCAGAGTCGTAACGGCATCAGCCGTTGTAAGTATATCCACCATTTGCTCGTTGGCGATGTCCGCCTGAGTTGGCTTCTTTTTGCTTGCACCCTGCGTAATAGTAGCCGGGGTGACTGAGAGTATTTGAAGAATGGTATCCTTCGCACTTGCGGCAATTGCGAAACCTTTCTCCCATAGATCGGGGAACTGGATGACCTTGGTTGAGTTCGGATTACACTCCCAAATAGCCGCCATGCTCATAATCATAGAAGCTACACGAGGGTTGTCATTAGGATCAGTCATGACAATAGGCATAAGCGAGTACATAGCCGAGTCCATAGCTATGTTGACAGCATCGTTAGCCTTGTACTGCATGTCAGCGCAGAACTTAACACGGCTATCTCCCTTGAAAACCCCGGCTGTTTTGACGACTGGGCAACTTAGGATAGGGACTTTGCTGTTCCAATAGATCGACTCCCGGCACCCGAGAGGTACACCGTCTGACTTGATAAAAGTTTGACAAAGCTTCCTTGAAGTCTTCGACTTCTCCCCGCGCTTCATCGAGCTTTTGTCTTCGTCTTCCAATTTCAGCTTTGTCCATACCTCGTAGACCTCTAGCGGCTCTCCCTTACCTAGCTTTATACCCAAGTTATCCGTAAGCTGCTTCTTTATATTCTTCTCAGGTATCTTTTGCCGGACATCCTCTAAAGATTCTATGAGGTCTTCCCCGGCTTCTTTGTCGAATACTCCTTCATCTTTAAGTCTCTCAATCTCAGCCTTAGAGTAGCGTCTAATAATTGCGACTCCCCCACCCCTTTCAAGAGCGTCTTCAATAGAGTCTGCACTTGCTGGGAAGATAACAATATCGCTATCGTGTAAGACCTCGATCTCTGGGCGTCCATCCAGAATCTCCTCGGTTACAATAGCCTCATCTTTACCTTGAGGTTGCGTGGCACCCGACTGAGGATTTATTGGGGAGCGGACTCGTTTCTTGATAGTACGCTTAAAGGAGCGCCAAGAGAGACTGAGGTGATACGAACCCTCCACGTCGCCGTTGACGCAGAGCGCTGGCATAACCTCTGTACGGAGTCTAGTTGAGCTAATATAGTGCTCTGCGAGGCTGAGCAAAGAGTCAGGTACCGTACCATCCGTAGTAATGGCTTCAACGTGTCGCTTGGATTGGGGGAAGATTTGATTGACAAAGCGAGTTTTCCTTGCTTGGATTGCGGCGTTAACAAGAGGAACAAAAACCTTAGAGTCCCCAGCGTAAAACTGATGTTCATTGATCTTACAGTTGTAGATATCCCAGTAGTCGGCTAGATCGTCAACACGCTCTTTCTGATCCTCAAAAGCCTTGCGCGTTCGCTCATAGAGCTTGATGAGCTGCTTATCAATGTCCTCATCACCTAGCAGGTGCTCAGGTTCAATGTAGTCCTCAAGATAAATTATGCTACTATCAGCCATGTCTACCCGGTCTTGATGTGAGATGCTTAACCCCTGATCTTGGGTCTACTGTATAGTGTGCGACTAAGTCCTCGTTCTGGCTAAGGAATATTGGAAGGGCTGCCTCGATTGCTTGCATGAGCGTAGCATAGGAATTCTTTTTAGGCTCTTTAGTGTTAGGCATATAAGCATAACCGCTAGTAAGCGCGCGCAGGGTCCAAAGAGCGTTCTGGGCAACCGCGAGTTTAGAGGTGTCAATCTGTGTTTGCAAGAGGGCACGGGAGCGAGCGGGGTCGGCACCCATCGAGGGGGCCTCTCCTTGAGAGCGCAGGATCGCTTTCAGTCCGAGGGTGTCATGGAGCTGGAGGGGCCGGGGGATGACGAGCGAACCAGGGTGAGCGACTTGCGCCCGGATATAAGATAGGGCCTCTGGGATTGCGGACGCGGGGGCACCCTCGATAACAACGTCATCAAGGATGACGAGTCGAGACTTGTGATAGGCGATTGCTGCTGCGGCAGTATCGGTCGAAGTAGCATTGATGGCATAGATCACCTTTGCAGAGGGACGTATCTCCTCAAGAGGGTTAGTCATGGTATGGAGAAGGGGATCAAACCCCTTGTATATGGGCTCGCCTGGATACATGCGAGGAACATAAGCGAGCGCGTTGAGCACGTCAATTTTGCCAGAGGGGAAATTTTGGAGCTGGGTTGTTAATTGTGGGAGCGGCTTGGCGGAAACAAGATCGCCGGAAGTGATGAATGGTTGAAGACCGCGGATAAACTCAAGTTTGTTTTTGGGGGCTTTGATTGGTTGGACGGGTAGGAATATACCTCGCTCAACCATTGCACTACGCAAAGGTTGGAATATAAACTCCTCAAGCCCATCCCTTTCAACTCCGATGAAAGTAGGGTTATACCTTTGTGAGAGACTAAAGATCGTATCAATGATGTCACTAGGGCGGTGTGTACCCCCGAATGCCTCCCATACCGTAATACGGGAGTTGGTAAGAGAGGCGATGACATAGCCAGTAAGAGACGATGAAGCTTTTGTACTTCTAGCAGGGTCCACAATGAGAACAGTTGGTTCGAACGTATGGACGAGTGGGACAAGGTTGATAGTGGTAACATCAAAAGCTTTCGTCGCAGAATGCTCAGCCTCACATAAGTATTCCTGAGCGAACTCACGCGCCATGCCAAGGCGCTCGTACTCCTCCTTCTTCTGTAGGGCTTGAGCGAGGGGGAAGCGGGCAGGCCAAGAGGAAGTAAGCTTGTCATCGACATAGGAATAAACCGGGATTTTATGAACTAGGAAGCTGGGGTCTTTGGCAAGTTGCACACATGCAGCATTAGGATGTATCGGCGTAGCGGCCATCCTAAGGAAAGCCTCTTTTGCAAGAGCAGGATAAAGGGTGGCAGTAAGCCAACGCATGGTTTTGTAAATAGCCTCTGGAGTATTAGTAGACTCCTCTGACTCGATATCGTCCAGGAAAGCAAAGTTAGGACGTTGATCCAGGTGCTTGGCACCCCGCAGGGATTGTCCTCTACCGTAGGCTTGTAGATAGCAGCCGTTAGTAAGAAGGGCACGCGTATTTGTCCAAGGCTCGGAACGAAGGGGACCGAAGGTATCAAGGAGCTTCTCATTTGTCTCTAGCTCGTACTTGATAGAGGTTAGACGCTCGGCAGCCCTAGTCTCAGACTCGCCTACGATAATGCCATTCTTGATGATTTGGAGGCACGAGAGAAGTACGGAGGCTTCTTCTAAGAGAGTGCTCTTTGCGCCTCCCCTGAAAATTAGCTCTAAGACCTTAGGTTGGTCAAAGTCGTAGATATCCAAGATAACTTCTTCGAAGTAATCAGGGGAGAGGTCGCTATGGCGATGGGCAAAGAAATAGCAATGAGCGGAAATGGGGTCCGCGAGGACTTCGCGAATAATGGCATCGAGATCGGTAGACATGCTGGGAGAGTAGCACGGAGGCGGGAGGGTAGGAAGGGGCAAGGAAAAAGCCCCTCTGACGGAAAGCGGGGGAGCTTCAACGCCAGAGGGGCCGGGGGGAACGCAACACAACTTGGAGGCTACTAGGGCACATGGAAAGAAGGGACAAGACCCATGGCTAGGAGAGAGTAGCAAAAAAAGAAGGGGCGGTCAAGCCCCTCAAGTCTAAAAATCCTAACTCCGAACTTGCACGCTATACGCGCGCTCCTGCTAAGCCTTCATGCTTTGCGGCCTCCTGCCTGCGCCCTGGCACCTTGCCAGCGACACAGGAAGGATAACACTAGAGGCCCAAACCCGCAAGGAAGCCGGAGATTACGCCGTTCGTTTTTGTCTGGCTCGCGACGATGGCCTGCATGCCCGCAATCTTCTGCGCAACGAGCAAGGACCGGATATTGGCGTCGGCAATGTAAGTAGGTTCGCCCAGGGTCGTAACCTGAAGGATAGCTTCAGCGATAGTCCCCACGGCACCTGCGTTGGGGGTAGCCAAGATAGCGCGGCAGCCCGCGTCCAAGCCCGCCTGCGTTTGGGCCGATGCCAGATTTCCGATGAGACCCGAAAGAGCCGTGTTGGCGGCGGTGGACGAAGTATTCGAGGTCTGGAGGGAAGAGAGGACGGTTGAGGCAACCGTGCCCGTGAGGGAGGTTGTAGTCATTTTAGGCTCCTTTATTTGGGGTGGATGGAGGTAGGTTAGCAGGAACTAGAGGACGGCGCAAGCTGTGACCGTTTTAGGTAGTTCGTGTTTATTTATTTGCACTT